CACTTCAGGCCATACCAGATCGTACCGCTTCTATCAGGACGTCTGGCGTTACCCATCAGCGCCATGGGTTGCATATCCAACATGGAATTCTGAGAGCTGGTCATCCCTCACGATTCCGATCACATCAGGCCACGCCAGCGTCTCTTAGATCAGGTCGTGACCATATGATTTGAGCAAGGATCCCAAGGACTCAACATGACCATCTTAGTGCAATCCGGACGCATTGCCATCGCCCAATCCCTCGCAGCACAGCCCTTGCATCTGGCATGGGGGATAGGTGACGGGTCGTGGACTACGCCGCCTTCCGAGTTCGCCAGCGCGACCGCACTGATCTCGGAGATTGGTCGGCGTCAAATCATCGATATCGGCTATGTCGTCCCTGATGTGGATGGACTTATTGTGCTGGCGGCCGGGAACTTCACGGCCTCGGTCGATCCAACGAAGTTCCTTTACATCAAAGCAGATTTCGACTTTGCGGATGCGCCGAGTTCTGTGATCCGCGAGATTGGGTTGTTTGTTGGCTCCACCATGGTGGGAGGGCTACCAGGCGGACAGCGCTACTTCGTGCCAAGCGAGGTTGCAACCCAGGGCCGCATGGTCAGTCTGCAGAACCTCGTTCCCATCTACCGCAGTCCTGCGATCCGAGAAAACTTTGAAATCGTCATCGAATTCTGAGGCCACATATGTCCATGCCTGCCAACTATTACGAGAGGTTTGACGCCTCTAAAAACTACGAGGAGCACTTGTTCCTTGCGGGACTAGGGCTGCAGTCGGCTGAGCTGAACGAGATTCAAAAGAACGCAGCCTACCGCTTGCGCGGCGTCGCAGACGTGCTGTTCAAGAACGGGGCAATCGTTCGTGATTGCTCCATCAGCGTCAATCCATCGACAGGGGTTGTTACCTGTGACGCTGGCGCTGTTTATGCCAATGGCGCTGTGCGGTCGGTTGCAGCATCGTCTTTGACAATAGCCGTGAACACCTACGTTGCGGTGGGTGTTCGGCTGATCGAGACGGTAGTGGATGATTCCGTGGACCCGCTTTTGCGTGATCCGGCGCCCCTGACCAGAAACTATGACAGCCCGGGCGCGCAGCGATTGAAGATCGATGCTTGCTGGGCGCACAGTTTGGACTCTGGTGTGGGCGAGTTCTTTGCCATCTACGACGTCTACGACGGGATCGTGTCTCCGAAAGAGGCACCACCGCAGATTGACGCAGTTTCGATGGCAATTCAAAAGTACGATCAGGATTCGACCGGTGGGACTTATTCCGTTTCCGGGTTGGTTGCGACATCGGTAAGTCAGGCGTCAGACAGCACTATCACGTTCCGTGTTGGCAAAGGCTCGGCGCGCATCAATGGCCGGTCCATTGATTTGGTTGCAGACCGGAGTTACACCTTTGATGCCGCTCCAGACCTGAAACTGATCAGCTCCGAGCCTCACCTATCTGCTACTGATTCCATTCAACGGATTGACACCGACTTTTCTCCGGTCAGCGCCGTCACGCTGGTGTCCATTACAGAGCAGAAAACAGTCACCATGATTCATGGTGTTGTGACGGGTGCGTCCGACTTGCTTCCAGACACGTCTGTCCTTTCTCTCATCAGCGTATCTCAGGGCGGAACAACCTACACGGTAACTACTGATTATTTGTTGACTTCAGGAAGCGTCAACTGGTCGCCTGCTGGCGCCGAGCCGGCCCCTGGCAGCTCGTACAGCGTGACCTACCAATACATCCATTCGGTAGCACCAACCTCGATGGATTCGACCGGGTTTTCTGTGACCGGCGCCGTGACCGGAACACTGGTGATGGCGACCTACCAGTACAAGGTTCCGCGCATTGATCGTTTGTGCATTAACGCCTCTGGCGTCGCCGCGTTGATCCGTGGTACTCCGTCTGTTGATTTCCCCAATCCTCCATCGGTGCCGAAGGGCCAGCTTTTGCTGGCCACCATCCGTCAATCATGGACGGGGAGCATTGTGCCTGTATCTGATGGCGTCAGGATGGTTTCAATGGAAACGCTCAATAGCGTCAACACCAGACTGGACAGAATGGTAGCGCTAATCGCGAAAAGTCGCCTCGAGTCCAATATAGCCGGACGCGATGCCAGTCTGAAGAAGTCGATCTTTGTCGATCCATTTTTTGACGATTCCATGCGTGATGCCGGGGTTTACCAGACTGCTGCCGTCTTTGGCGGCCTGATGACGCTGCCGATTTACCTGACTGCCAGGTACTTTGCGTCGGATGTTTCAGCTCCGACAACCCTGCCACCAGTGATCGGGTATGGCGTCACTCAGGACGCCAAGACATCCACCATGAAGGTGAATCCGTATGACTCATTCTCCCCAATTCCGGCAAAAATCACGCTCTCCCCATCCGTTGACCAAATGACGTACTCGACGGAGTCATGGACTTCAAACGTGACAAGCAGAGTTGTCGTGCAGCTACCGTATGGCAGTTCTGCTGGAGCCCAGTCTTCAGAGACCATTGCAACGGTAAGTTCATCTCTCAGCGCCGATCAGGTCATCCGGCCTCAATACATCAACTTTGCGCTCGACGGTTTTGGAGCTGGAGAGACCCTGTCTGAATTATCATTTGACAACCTTAGTATTGCGACGCTGAATGGATCCAGCGTCGCAACGACATTGGTTGCTGATTCTGCGGGTCATATTACCGGGCAGTTTCGCATACCTCAAAACATCGCCGTTGGCACCAAGCAGGTACAGTTTCTTGGATCTGGCGGCTCTTACGGCGTTGCCTACTTTGCTGCCGCATCCTGGCAGGAAAACAAGACTTTGCAGCGCGTGGTTACCGAGTATGTATACCAGTTCGACCCGCCTCCTGTGGTAGTTCCGGATCCCCCGATCATCATTCCTGACGTTGTTGTTCCGCCGGTCGATCCGGTTGATCCTCCTCCGCCATCGGCTCCTCTTACATATGTCGAAGAACTGTACGACAAATTCCTTGGGCGGGTTGGAGAACCAGCAGGGCTTGCCTATTGGAATGCAGAGCTTGTCGCGACCAACGACGACAGGGCCAAAGTTACTAAAGATTTTTTGTACGCAGCCGCACATGTTGAGTACACCGCACTGACTCCGACAGCGGTGGCTCTTTACACGGGCTTTTTCGGCGCTCTGCCATGCACGGTTGACCCGATTGCGCAGACGTTCTTACTGTCTCAGGATGCGCAAATTATCGGCGTTGATTTGTGGTTTTCCGCAGTTGGCACAAGCGATGTCATGGTCCAAATCAGGACCGTGTCGAACGGATTCCCAACGCGCACCGGACTCGCCGAATGTCGAAAGAAGCCAGCCGACATATCCGTTGACGGCACACACACAACGTTTTCGTTTGATGCTCCCTTGTTCCTTTCAGCGAATGAAGAGGTAGCTATTGTTGTGCTTTGCAACGATGCAGTGACGCAGGTCGATATCGCTGAAATTGGCAAATGGAACGGGTCATCCTGGGTGACAGAGCAGCCGTACACGGTGGGTGTCTTGCTGTCGTCGTCCAACGCATTGACATGGACTGCGCATCAAGACCGGGATCTCCGATTCCGCATCGTAAATCAAACCTATTCCGGCACGTCGCTGACGGTCAACTTGGGCTCCACGCCGGTGGAAGACGTTACCGATCTAATGGTCATGGGGCTAGCGTCAAAACCCACAGTTGCGACCGATGTCACCTATCGGCTCACCCTTCCAGGCGGCGCCGTGAAAACCGTATCGGCCAATGCCCCAATCAACCTGACTGCTGCCATCACCGGAGATGTTTTGGTTGAAGCACTGCTCACAGGAAGCAGCGCAATGTCGCCGGTGCTATTTCAACACGGCCAATTGGCCTTTGGCTGGTTGAGTCTTGAGGGTGACTATGTTTCGCGGGCAATGACGGCCGGCACCGGTTCCCGGATCCATGTGATTGTTGAGGCCCAACTCCCAACCGGTTCATCCCTGAATTTCTATTGGAAGGGCATTGATTCTGGCGACACATGGAGTGTTAGCGCAATCCCACAGATTGCGTCGGTGATGTCCGACGGCGGCTTTGTTGAGGTTACCTACGAAGTGACCGGTGTGAATGAGGACTTTATCCAGGTCAAGGCCGTGCTGGCAGGTACCGCAGCTGCGCGGCCCTATGCGCGCAATCTGCGTGTGATGGTTTTATAGGACAAGAGTTATGGCAATCGACGACCGGACAACGAACCTAAATCTACCGCTTCCAAACATCGACAACGCGTTGTCGGATGATGTCGGTCGTTTGAGGGATGCTCTTAATGGGATTGACACGGCCGTCGCCGGTAAGCAACCAGCAGACGCAGAACTGTCGGCCATCGCGGGGCTCACCTCTGCCGCTGACAGGCTCGCTTATTTCACCGGGTCTGGTACTGCTGCACTTGCCACATTCACTGCCGCAGGGCGCGCAATCCTTGACGATGCAGACGCCGCTGCGCAGCGCTCCACGCTCGGTTTAGGTTCTGCCGCTGTTGCAGCCTCGACTGACTTTGACGCCGCTGGGACTGCTGCTGCGCTGGTAGTAGGCCTATGGGACGACCGTGGCTCATTCAATGCCAGTGTTAACACCTACCCGACAACGGGTGGCAGCGGTACGGCTGGCGCCATCCTCAAGGGCGACATCTGGACGATCAGTGTGGTGGCCACCTCCGGCGTGCTGCTGGGCTACGCAGTCGGAACCAACGTCCGTGCAGTTGTCGATACACCTGGCCAAACAGGTGCGAATTGGGCAGTGACCGAAGTCGGCCTGGGCTATGTGCCCGAGAACGCCGCGAACAAAGTCACATCAATCTCCGGCGCATCGACAGATACGCAGTACCCAAGCGCAAAACTGACATACGACCAACTGGCAGGCAAACAAGCCACCATGACCGCCGCCAGTCAAGCCGAAATGGAAGCGGGCACCGAGACTGCCTTGCGTAGCATGACGCCACAGCGCGTCAAGCAGGCTATTACCGCCTTGGCACCTCTCACCCCTGAAATCGTAACCCCCACCAACACCAGCCCCGCCGATGCCGCAACCAACCAAGGCGAGACACCAACCCTTACTGGCAGCACGTTTTATTCAAACTATGGCGCGACGCACGCCAATACGCAAGTGCAAGTCAGCACCAGCAGCAGCTTTGCCAGTCCGCTTTACTCAAGCGGCGACCAGGCGGGCAGCACCAGCTTTGTCTTGCCTGCGGGTCAACTGAGCGCCAGCACGACCTATTACTGGCGCGTCCGGTACAAAAATTCTCGGGGCACATATTCAGACTGGTCTACGGCGACGACGTTTGTGACGGATTCGATATTCAATGCCTACATCACCACGCCCACGGCAACGCCTGCTGCTTTTGGCAATGCGTTTGAAGGTGGTTTCTACACCGGCTTGATCTGGAATGAGCTGATCGAGTCTGCCACCAGTACCGCTATTGGAACTGGAACCAAAACATTCACCGTATCAGCCGCTGCTGCTTATGCCTACGCGGGTCAAGCGCTTGAAGTGCGCAGCAGGGCCAATCCAACAAACAAGATGATTGGAACGGTTACTCACGCATCCCTGACTATGTTGGAGATCAACGTCACCAGCGTAGGCGGCTCTGGCACCTTCACCGACTGGTCGATCATGGCGACGTATCGAATCATCTCGGCCCCCAAGTCCAGTGGTGAGAACGCCAGCATTGCATATAAGAATGCCAATACTGCGGCCCCAACGGCCTGCCAGACGTTGACCGAGGGCTATAAAGCCATGCTCGCCATGGTGGCAGCAGATACCAGCACCGTTTACCCACTGGCATGGTGGTGCAAAGGCCTGACCATCGGAGGAAAGGCGGACTGGTATCCACCAGCCAGAGATGAAGAGGAATTGCAGTGGCGAAACCTCAAACCCACAGCAGACAATAATTACACGGGTACTCGTGCGAAAAGCTCTATCGCATACAGCAATCTGGGCGCCTACGACGATGGCGCGACAGACGGGTTCGGTGTCAACAACAACTCTAGTCCCACTGGCGCCGCCTACACCACTACAGTCCCTGCGCAAGTGGCAGCGGGCAAAAACTTCCGCACCGGCGAATCCGAGGCTTTTGCTTACGGCTCGTACACCTACTGGTCGGCGTCGGAGTACTCCACGACGCACGCGTGGTCCCAGTACTGGGACTCGGGCAATCCCGGCTCCCAGTACAACGACGCTAAGCCGAATGCCCTCTATGTGCGGGCCGTCAGGCGGAGCATCATATGACCTGCGGCATTTATAAAGTCACATCACCCACTGGCAAGGTGTACATCGGCCAGTCAGTCGATATTGAGAAGCGGTTTGCAGACTATCGCAGAATGACAAGCTGCCATAGACAACGAAGACTCTACAACTCGTTCAAAGCGCACGGGGCAATAGTTCACAGTTTTGAAATAGTTGAATCTTGTGCGGTTGAATCCTTGCTTGAGCGTGAGCGGCACTGGCAAGACAATTTTGACGCAATAGGGGAGCGAGGACTCAACTGCCGATTGACTGCTGCATCAGATCGGGCAGGTAAGCATTCGGCTGAGAGTATTGCTCTTATGCGCCTACGTCAACAAGGGACCAACAACCCCAACTACGGCAAGTGTGGATCACGCGCATCTACCTTTGGACGTCATCGTACTGAGTCAGAGTGTGCAGCTATCAAGGCATACCAGCA